CCCGATTTTCAATATAATTTTTTAACATAATACTCGGTAGTCCTAAATCAGTAGTTAATTTAAGTAATAAAGTGGGGTGAGCGTTTCTCATATCAAAATCTTTACAACCATCCGCGAGTATGAAATTACGCATTGAACTATTTAAATGTTGTAATACTAACCCAGTTCCACTATGATATAAACGATTACACCCTTTAATTGAATAGGGGACACAACGAACATCAACCCCCGCATCATTTATTTTAGTGAGATATGTTTTAACTCCCTTGATATAGGTTTGTATATCTTCTTTTGTTCTTTTTTCTCCATATTTATTATATGGTTCAATATGTTTACCTAATTCAGCGTTAGTTAAACTTAATAAATATTTAACGTGTTTTAACGATATTATTTCATTCATTTCTATTTCTTTATTCATTTTATATTATTATATAATAAGATTTTTTTATATGCTTTTGTTCTTAATATATAATAATATAGAATTAACTAATTAATTGGAAATTGTTTTTAATTCTCTCAAAAAAGGTAATATATCTATGACTTTTTTAATATTAGTAGAGTGTTTAGAAAACAAATCATATTGTTCTAATTCTATTATAAGTCCATATTTTTCTTTCCAATATTTTATTTTCTTTTTTCTATTATCTACATATTTTCTTGCCTCCAACATTGCCTCTTCATTCTCGTGTCCATAGCATCTCGGGGGCATATTTCTATATAATATAAAAAGATTATTTTTAAGTCATTTTTATCTAAAGATATAATATTAATTTCTAATAGAATGAAATTCTCTATTCGTTAATACACTCATATCTTCATCAAAAGTAACTTCTAAGACTACTTCACAGGGTAAAACAGTAGTAGTATATTCATTCGCAGGTAATAACTTACCATTGTTAGCAGGACGAGTTCCTGGGGCTGCGTCAGCGGGAGTAGCACTAGTATATAATTTTTTTATAGATATACGCTCTGGTAGAGATGGACAAGTAAATGTTCTACCCTCCACGCTATCAATATGAACTACTTCATCACTATTCGCTGAACCAATACAAACAGCACTTCCTAACATAGCATTCGCAGAACCTCTGTTTTCCATATCAAACCCTAGATAAGGTATATTGGACTGCCAGAATACAGATGTGGTTTTCGATGGAATAATTCGTTTAGTATTGTCACCATTAAATTCTAAAGACATTAGACCAGAAATTACCTTAATGAAACATTTCCCTTTACTCTGTATTCTAGATGGTATATTTATGGTATATTCGTTTTTATCAGCATCTAACGACAGTAACGGATTAGTAGTATCATCCCCGTTACTAGTATTAGACAATCTTAAAACATAAACATCACTATTAACATTCGACATATTATACTATATTATAACATTTATTTTTAAAATAAAATATTATAATAATTTATAATGGATCCCATCAATATAAGAAATCAAATTAATGCTATTCGCCAACAAGAAATCACTAGAACTACTGCTGAAATGAATTTAAATATGTCACCTGACGAAGTCGCAAGACGATACCCTCTTTTTAGAAGAACTATGAACAACCCTACTGAAGATAAGAAAATTAATGAATTTGAAACTTCTAATACGTCATTCGCTACTAATTAGTATATATATATCTCAAATGTTAAAATGTTAAAATGTTAAACAAAATAAAGTTTTTCAAAATAAAAAAATAATTTTTATAATAATAATATTTTTTTATATTGACGGGTTGCCCAAATTTTTTTAATTTTTTAACATTTCCAAAATAAACAAACTATTCTTCTGGCGGTTCGTATTCATCAGCAATAACTATTTTATTAAAATTCTGGTAATATCTATCTTTTGTTGGTTTAGTCGCATCTATAAATAGAAATCCGTGTTTTTTCTTCCAAGCAAGTTGTAATACTTCATTAGCAGTTTTATCATCTAAATCACCCATAATCTCAGTTTTTATGGCGTTGAGTTCTTTTTGGTTCTCAGTTCTAAAGACAATAACGTGTGACATATTACACCTGAGCATCAAGGGTAATCCATTATATTTTTGACTAGTGATCATAAGTGCTAATCCAGCATTACCTTCTTCATCTGGATTTTGAGTGGCGTGTCTTCTATTTAATATTGTCTTACATAGTATTTTAGATTTTGTTAAATCCCTAATACAATCATCAAGTATAATAAGGTTATTTAGATTTTCTTCATCTCTTTCATTTTCTAATATTTCTTCTAATGTATTATCATCAAACTTCATAAAACATCTTTCCTCATTAAGTCGTAATTTATCTAAAGGTAGCGTGTTCATAGACGGACTAATTAAAAATATTTTATCAAAGAAACGGTAATAAAATCGAGGCGTTTCTGGCTTCTTTTTAGTTGGATGTGAAATCAACATAGAATTCCAAAGTGTAGTTTTTCCCGAAGCAGGTTGTCCACATACATACATAGCGAAAGATTTAGCTGGCAAAGGTTTTGATGGTATATATGGTAGGTCGGTTAAACTATCTATAGGTTGGGAAATTGGTGGAACATAAGGTAATTTATTATTTTCAATAGTTTTCATTATATATATAGATATATTTAATAATTATTCATTAATTCCTCATAAACCTTTTTATATTTTTCACCTGCTTCTTTTTCATCATCAAAATAACCTAAATGTTTTCTTTTTTTATCTATAGTAATCGATACAATCCATTTTTTAATATTTTTATGATAAGAAACTCCTTTATAATTTGATGATTTCATTTATAACATATAGTTAATTTTATTTATATAGTAGTTATAATATTTAATTCTTGAAAATATTATATTTTACATATTATATAATATGGAAAATACTCAACCCAAACAAGCTATGCCTCAATCTATGCGTTATTCGTTTTCTGCGGTAGACGCCATACCTTCGTCTTTAACTCTTAGACGATTTGATGCTAACAACGGAAACACATTCAATCACGCTGGAGCAAGTGAAATAAGAATTCCTGTCCAAACCGATGGATTTTTAGACACAAAAAAACATTACTTACAGTTCCAGATTACTAATTTAAGTTCCGCGGCCTGTGTGTTGGAAGGTGATGCTTCTTGTGTAATTCAAGAACTGAGAATTGAAAGTCAAGGCGTAGAATTAGAAAGAATTTCCCGATACAATTTATTAAATGTTCATAAAAACGCCAATCAATCTACTATTGGTGATATATGTAAACGCTCTGTTCAGTCTGGTGCGGCCGGTCCAACTGGTGATGGCGAAATTTTCAATGTGGCTGGTCTTTCTTTGGCTGCTACTAGTGGAACGAACACTTTCATTCTCCCCCTCCAATTATCTGGATTTTTAATGAACCGTTTCGGTAAAGCTCTCCCTCAGGGAATTGCTCAGTTCGAAGTAATCATCCGCCTTGAAGCCCCAGTTATCGCATTAAAAGGAAACCCGACAACTAATCTATACGAAGTAACCAACCCCGTTCTTTATTGCCCTGCTTACAATATTTTAGATAGCGGTATAATGAACGAATACCGATCTCTCATCTCTCAAAGGGGTGTCAACTGGTTGGGTAACACTTATAAAACATATGTCAATTCTTTAGGAACAACTGCTGTAACCAATACTGGTTTCCAAATTAATGATCGCTCCTCATCTCTTTTATCTTTCATAACCCTTATTAGAACTTCCGCCAACCTAACCGCTAAAAACTCTCATTCCCTCGGTTCATCTACATTAAAAGGAGTTACCAATTACCAATACAAAATTGGTGGTGTTAATTATCCTCCTGACCAAATAAATATCGCTCTCGCCGCAAATGTAAATGTCGGTAGAGTTTATAACGAACAATTAAAATCATTCGCTGACCACGGTTATACTTACAGTGACAGTCTTGTTAATAGAACTCGTATTCTTAAAACAAGTGCGGAAGGAGCGGCTGACGGTGGTGAATGTGCTTGTTCTGGTCTCTGTATTGACTTAAAACGCTTCGATGATGACAGACTTGCTCTTGTCGGTATTAACACCGCTATGAACTCTGTTCCAAACACCATTGAATTATCCACTAGTGGTATTGAGGCCGCTAGTGATATGACAACCTACGCCAAAGTAGAAGCCGAATTCTTTATGGCTCCTGACGGTCGCATCACTGTTGCTATGTAAGAAAATAAATAAATATTTGTTATTAGTTATTTATATAAAATTATTATCTGTAGTAATATTATATAAATAATGGATAACTTTGATGATAGTTATATTTTAAAAATTCATAAAGAGATGTTAGTCGAAGATGTGTATAATAGAATTACTAAGAACCCCGATTATGAAGCGTATGATAATATAATGATTTCTATTCTTTGTAAAGATATGTACGCTAAAGTAGTAAATGGAATGAATAAAGAACAATATCTAAGAGAAATAGAAGAAGATGATGAAAGAAAGAATAATTTATTTGCTATTCAAGAAACACCACATATAAAAGGGGTAGTAATCGAAAATATTGAACCCGAAGAAGAATAGTTAGTATATATATATCTCAAATGTTAAAATGTTAAAATGTTAAACAAAATAAAGTTTTTCAAAATAAAAAAAATATTTTTATA